TTCAACTGCACCTGCCCTAGTTACACATATAGTATCTTTACCTATAAATGTATGTTCAGTATCTTTACCATCATAGTTAAAAACGGTTAAAGTATTCTTCTCTTCGTCTTTACCTGTGATTATAGCGTTTCTAGTTTCGATTACTATACACTTGATATTAAGTTCTTCGCAACAATCATTGATTAACTCTACGGTAAGTTCTTTGTCTTCCTTACCACCAACTTTTCTTTTCTTTAAGTTAGGATTAGTTTTAGTTACGATAGCAACCTGTATAGGTTTATTCTCTCGTTCAACTTTTTCTGCGATAAAATCTTTAAACTGGCTTACTTGCATCCGAGACCTCTTCTGAAGTTTCCTTTTTGTCGTCTAGTTTCTTACCAATATTATATTTAGCACTTAAATTCCATTCTTTTTTCTCTTTAAAAGGTAATACTTTTATCTGACTTAAAGGTGCTTTATCTTCAGCTGCCTCTTTATTCACAATAGATATCAAGTTCCAATCTGCCAATAATACAGCAATTGTGTTTCTTCTTTGAATATCGTTAGCTACTAGTGTCGCTTTCTTACCATCTAAAGCAAATAACTCTTTGAAGTGTACAATAAAGTATTTACCTTGTTTATGTAAAATATGGCAAGACTGGAATAGAGTTTTGTCTTTACGACTTGCAACACCTATTCTCGTTAATGTCTCTCTTACTTTTAAAAAGTCGTCAGGTTGCTTAATTGTTACCTCTAGCATTTCTTCTGGCGACCACTTTAATGTGTCTGTTGTCATTTTTTTCTCCCACCCTTTTGCAAGGATTTTCTTATAGTTTCAATTTGTTGTTTAGTCAATATGCTGAGAGCGGTTTTTGCTTTTTCATTACTATAACCATAATACTCTTTTACATACTCTAACTTTTTCAGCTTTTCAGCTTTCAAAAATTTTGCAAATCTCTTTTTCTTTCTTACTATATTTAGTAAAAAATGATATTGCATATTTTTAGGGAGAAAATGATACCCATTCATTTCATTGGCAGCGATTAAGGTATCATAGTGATAAGACAAACAACGATTAACGATATACGCAGGATATTTCTTTTCCCAAGTAAAGTCTTCTGTTGCCATCAAGTCCTGTTTAGTAAAGTTAATACTATTCAGGTAGTCTTTGAGTTCGTAAGCCATTTTACTTAAACTTACAATTTGCCATTACCTCGGTTAGACAAGCGACCATATTGATTTCTTGGTCTGCGACAAAAGCCGCCTTGTACTGATAACCTGCGATAATAAGGACTGCTTGTGGTATTGATTTAGGGTCAAGGTTCTTATGTAATACTTCATAGACATTACGAAACATAGACGCTGGTTCTTTGTCAATGTTCGCAATTACCCATTTACGCATATCATTAAACCTTTTCTCTTTCAATGTAGAGACAAGTTCTTTATTATTCGCTTCAGATAATGTAAATAATATTCCACTATCAATCTTACCTCTAACTGAATATCGTTGAAGTTCATTGATAGTCCTACGGAAGTCTGGAAAGTGTTTGATAATTAATTCTGCCAATACCTTTTTATCAAACTCTATTTTTTCTTCTGTAAGAACATTAGCCAATCTATTCATCATTGCGTCAGCACACTTCTTCTTTTGTCCATTGACAATTTTGAAGTCAACTACCGTACACCTAGATTGTAACGCTGGTATGATTTTGTTTTTGAAATTACAAGTAAAGATAAATCTACAATTCTTATGAAACGATTCCATAAAGTTTCTTAATGCAGGTTGAACACTATCGGCGTTCATATAATCTGCCTCGTCTATAATGATAACTTTATGTTTTGCGTCTTCTGTAAGAGATACGGTACTTGCAAAGTTCTTAATTGTAGTTCTTAATGTATCAATTTGTCGACCTTCGTCTGACCCATTGAGTATCATATAATCACATTTAAGTTCTTCACACAACGCTCTAGCGACGGTTGTTTTACCTGTACCTGCTGTACCTGATAATAATAGATTACTTATCTCACCTTGTTTGAGAAAGTTTTGAAATGTTGATTTAATATCCTCTGGTAGAATACAATCATCAATCTTTTTAGGTCGATACTTCTCAACCCATAAAAAGTCTGCCATAATATATACCTCATAATTTAAATTGTGCCTTGTAAATAATTAAGTAAAAGAGATAAAGCAGCAATGAATACTACGATACCTCCTATACCTAATATGTATTTCTTAAAAACCTTTTTCACTAAAATTCACTTTCAGGTTCTAAAGCAATCCAGTATTGTACTGGTTTATTTCTATTTACAAAATGGGATATCTTCTGTTTAGATATCGCAACATCATAATCATCTTCAATCATTTTAAAGTTTTCTGCTTTGAAGTATGCTTTAAATGTCTTATCAGTTGTACCGATTTCAATGTCAAACTTATTTGACGCCTTGTTTTTTCTATCGTTAGCAACTAATTTAATCTTACTGCCATCACCAATTACTTCAATGTCAGGTAAGTTTAAAGTAACTACACCTTTCATTAACCTGTTTAGATTTTCTTTACTAAACTTAAAAGTAATATCGCTGTCAGGCATTGATATTGCTTTTGTTGGTGCAACAATAACAGATTTATCAGCGAAAGTATATTTACTAGAAGACCTTCCGTCTTTACCAGATATACCTACACTTGACCCACCATTAAACTTTAAGGTTGGAGTTTCAAATAAATCTAAAGTTCTTAAAAACTCTGGCAAGTCATAGATTGCAAACTCTTGCTCAAAGTCTTCTTTAACATCTGCTGTCGCTAAGATGTTCTTCATAGTAGAAATTGTATTTAATTTCTTACCAGGTTTAACCAGAATGTTCTGATTAATATTCGCAAAGTTTTTAAAGATTGCGATTGTATCATTAGATAAGTTCATAATTTAGTTTCTCCTTAATTATTATCACTAATATAACATAAAACTATTGAGTTTGTCAATAGTCCGTTTTGGCTCGTAAGTAGTCAATAACATTGTTAGGTGTTGTTGCAACATATGGGTCGTCATCTAAACCTTCATTATTGATACCTGGTTCTTGCCACCATTGTTCAATAACTCCATTTTTAATAACTGCCATATATCTCCAACTACGATTACCAAATCCTAAATGATTCTTACCGATTAACATACCTAGAAATCTTGTAAAGTTTCCAGAGCCATCGGGAATCAGTTTTACATTTTCTACACCTAGTTGTTTTCCCCAAGCGTTCATAACAAAACTATCATTAACTGAAACACAATATACTTCGTCAATACCTAATAGTTTAATTTCAGGTACTAACTTTTCAAAGCCAGGTAATTGTTGTGATGAACAAGTTGGTGTAAATGCACCGGGTAAAGAAAATAAAACAACTCTTTTATTTGCAAAGTAGTCATCTGTCGTTACATTTGACCAAGCACCACCGATAGCACAACCGCCATCAGCAGGTTCTTCGTCTCCTGTTCTTACTCTAAATGTTACTTTGGGTATTTTAAATCCAATCATAATATTCCTTTATTCGTTAATTCAAATCAGTATATAATATTTGGGGGAGTTTGTCAATAGCCTGGCCCGAAGGCCAGACTATCTATTTAAATATTACTTAATCGCAATATTTCTTGGTTTCTTATGGTCAGGTATAATTCTTTCCATAGATACCTTTAAAAGACCGTCTTTCAACTCGGCACCTTTGACTTCTACATCATCAGCGATTGTGAAAGATTTAGAGAAATATCTTTTGGCAATACCTTTATGGATTACTTCGCCATCTTTAGTTTCTTCTTTGTCTTCTTTTTTAGATTTAATTGATAGTACACCTTCTTCAAGGTTTACTTCAATGTCTTTTTTTGAGTAACCAGCAAGTGCGATTTCGATATCGTACTTGTTCTTATCAGTTTTCACAATATTGTAATGTGGAAAACTAGGCATACTTGATAACATATCGCCTTCAAACATTTGTTCAAAATGGTCAAAGACATTATCAAATCCTACTGATACTGGTCTTAATTGATTGAAAATAGATAGTGCTTTATGTGTCATTTCTAACCTCCTTTATTAAGCAAAGTTATTTTCTTTATATTATGACACCCTATAAGGCGTGTCATTATTATTTATATAATCATTATTATATAAATGTCAAGCGGTAGTTTTTGCATATTAGAGGCTATAAAAACTACCAAACCGAGCCGCAGCTTAAGTTGTTTTTTGGTGAGTACAACCAGGCGCAAGTGCCAAACAAACTCATTCCTTAACTTCAGCGTTAAAGAATCTCTAAAATCTGTGGCAGTTTCTTTAAAGAGTATATACTGCCAAAACTCTAAGCGCTTTAGGTTCTTTTTTTAGATGAAGAACCACAGGGAACCGTTCCCTAAAAAACATCAGCGACACCGTATTTGATTTTTAAAATCTGGTAACGGCGACCATTTCGCTTATCCCTAGGACTTATGAATTGCCTAGTCTAATATATATAAGCGAAAATCTAGTAACCTCTCATTTTTAGCAATTTGGCCTGTTTTTTCTTCCAGTTCTTTGCCATTTCTTTTTTCTTACGCACCCTCTTATCACTAGGCTTTTCGTAATATTGCCTTTGTCTCAACTCTTTAACAATGCCTGCTTTTTGTACTTTCTTTTTTAATACACGCATAGCTTGTTCCAAGTTATTATTTCTTACAACAACCGTTATACTCAATTTAACTTACCTCCCTTCTTAATTCTTCTTCTTGTGGTGTTGTATAGTCAACTTCTAAATCCCATTTTGCATAGACACCACCACTTGATAAAACATTATTAACGCCTTTCTGTTTTAGAAAGTATCTTTTAATAATCTCTTCACCTATTGTACCTTTTTTACCCATAACATTTGTATCGTTCTTTTTGTTTTTTGAATAAGTTGTATAACCATTATAAGTTTGCCACTTACCATTACCCATATGTCTTAAATGTTCTAGGTCGTCTTTATTCGTTATCTTACCCACTACTTTAAACCAATCTTTAGTTGCCTTATGTCCTATAGGTATATTAAACCAGGGGTCATTGTAACCTTTAGGATACACAATCATACGATTTTGAAAATGTATACTTTGTTCTTTAGTTAACCAGTTATGTAATTCAGGACCTTTT